TCTTTGCCAACTGCAATGTTTACTGGTAACGCTTCTCCAATCGGTGCTATGACAACTGGCTCGGCTGAAGCTCTTGGCGACGGCGCTGCTGGTAATACATTCCAAGAAATGGCATTCTCAATTGAGAAAGTTACTGTTACTGCAAAGACTCGTGCTTTGAAGGCAGAATACTCACTTGAATTGGCACAAGACTTGAAAGCAGTTCATGGTCTGGATGCAGAAACAGAATTGGCAAATATCTTGTCAACAGAAATTCTTGCTGAAATCAACCGTGAAGTCGTTCGTACAATTTATCAAACAGCTAAATTGGGCGCACAAGTTGGTACAACAACTGCTGGTGCATTTGACCTTGACACCGATTCAAACGGTCGTTGGATGGTTGAAAAAATCAAAGGTTTGGCATTCCAGATTGAGCGTGAAGCCAATACCATTGCTAAGACAACTCGTCGTGGCAAAGGTAATATCCTCATCGTATCTTCGGATGTTGCATCTGCATTTGCGATGGCTGGTTTGTTGGACTATAACTCGGCACTCCAGTCGCAAGTTAACTTGACAGTTGACGATACTGGCAATACATTTGCTGGTACATTGTTTGGTCGTGTTAAGGTTTACATTGATCCATACTTTGCTACATCAGCTACTGCCGAATTTGCAGTTGTTGGTTACAAAGGTACCAATGCATACGATGCTGGTCTGTTCTACTGCCCATATGTTCCTCTCCAGATGGTTCGTGCAGTTGATACAGGTACTTTCCAACCAAAGATTGGCTTCAAGACTCGTTACGGTCTGGTTGCTAACCCATTTGCAGAAGGTACATCTGTTGGCGCTGGTGCTTTAACAGCTCAGTCAAACAACTACTACCGAGCATTTCGTATCAACAATTTAATGTAAGTTGTTTAGTCCTATAATAATTATTAAAAAGGACTAGTTTAAAAGAGGAACAGAAATGTTCCTCTTTTTTTATCTTATAAATATACATATGACTACAGTATACACAAATCCAACTAATCCAAATTTTCTACACCCAAATAAATTCCAATTAAATTTTGGAAGGCTTCCTAATGTACAATATTTTGTACAGTCGGTTAGTGTGCCGGGTATTTCATTATCCGAGATTCAAAGATCCACACCATTTGTTGACTTGTATTCTCCGGGTGAGAAAGCAATTTATGATGTTTTTAATATTACTTTTCTTGTAGATGAAGAATTAAAAGCATGGCTTGAAATACATGATTGGATCCGAGCAATGACTTTTCCTGAAAGGTTTGAAGAATATGCAAGATTAGGTCAATTGAATAAAGTTGCTAATGCTCGTGGTAATGTTTTCCCTCAATTTTCTGATGCATCATTAACTATTTTATCATCGGCTAATAACCCGATATATAAGTTTAAATTCTATGATGCTTTTCCAACAACACTTTCCACATTTATAGTATCAACAAGTGATACACCTGAAAGCATAATTACTGCCGATGCTACATTCAGATATGCCTACTTTGATGTTGACAAACTATTTTAAATAGTGTATACTCCTGTTAGGAGGCTTTATAATGAACAAAACTGATGAATTATTGAATATGTGGGCAAAAGATTCTGTTATTGATAGAACAGAACCAGGCAAAGAACTAATCAATATACCACAATTACACAGCAAGTATTTAACTATACTTTCTAAGCATCGCCTATTGGCCAAAGAATTTGAATTCAAGTATAATAAAATCAAAAAAATTAAGTGGGAATATTATACAGGAAAATTAGATAACGATCAACTTAAACATTATGGATGGGAACCATTTCCATTTGTATTGAAATCGGAGATTAATACATACTTTGATAGTGATGAAGATTTAAATAAGGCCTTGGCCAATAAAATTATGTATGAAGAAGTTGTTGAAATATGTCAAAGTATTCTTAAAGAATTAAATAGTAGGACTTTCCAGTTGAGAGATTTTATTGCTTGGGAAAGGTTTATTCAAGGCATTTGATGAGTGATATTAGATTAGAAAAAATAAATGAAGCTTTCATTCGTGTACATTGTGAAAGAAATATAGCTCAAGAACTTTCTGATTACTTTTGCTTTTATGTTCCAGGATATCAATTTACTCCTGCATTTAAGGCAAGATATTGGGATGGAAAAATAAGACTGTTTAATATCCAAACAAACCATATCTATCATGGTTTGGTAAATTACATAGAAAAATTTTGTGAAGAAAGAAGTTATGCAATTGATATTGATTCTGAAATTACCTCTAATGAAAACTACTCATTGGTTGAAGCTGAAGAATTTATTAAATCTTTAAATTTACCTCATGAAATTAGAGATTATCAATTAAAATCTTTTGTTCATGCAATCCGTAATAAAAGAATTCTACTTCTTTCGCCTACCGCATCAGGTAAATCTTTAATCATATATTTGATGTTGAGGTATATTCAACAAACTCAAAAAAAAGGTCTATTGATTGTGCCAACCACAAGTTTGGTTGAACAGATGTATACAGACTTTCAGGCATATGGTTATGATTCGGAGAAATACTGTCATAGACAGTATGCAGGTAAAGATAAAGTCACCGATAAGTTTCTAACTATCACTACATGGCAATCTATCTATAAAAACTCAGCTGAGTATTTTGAACAGTTTGATTTTGTATTTGGTGATGAGGCTCACCAATTTAAAGCTAAGTCGCTTACTACAATTATGGCAGGCACAACAAACACAAAGTACCGTATTGGTTGTACAGGCACCTTGGATGGTACACAAACTCATCGCCTTGTACTAGAAGGTTTATTTGGACCAGTGTATCAAGCAACAACAACATCCAAAATGATTGAAAATAAACAGGCCGCTTCTTTCAAAATAAAGTGTCTTGTTCTTAAATATCCAGAAATTGTATGTAAACAATCTAAAGATTGGGACTACAACGAGGAAAAAGAATATATAATTATGAATGTTGCTAGAAATGAATTCATTAAAAATTTAACTTTATCATTGAAAGGTAACACATTAATTCTTTTTCAATTTGAAAAACACGGTAGATATTTACATAATCTAATTAATCAAAGCTGCAAAAATAGACATGTATTTTTTGTTTATGGTGGCACTGATGTTGAAGTTAGAGAGTCAGTTCGTTCTATTACTGAGAAAGAAAAAGATGCTATTATTGTGGCTTCATACGGTACTTTTTCTACAGGTATAAATATCCGTAACTTACATAACATTATTTTTGCAAGCCCATCTAAATCTAAAATTCGTAACTTACAATCAATTGGTAGAGGACTTAGATTAGGTGATGATAAAGAAGAAGCAGTTTTGTTTGATATATCTGATGACTTCAGAATTGGTAAACATACAAATTATACATTAAAACATCTTATTGAAAGATTGAAAATATATGATGAAGAAAAGTTTAGCTATAAACTATACAACATAGAGATTAAGAATGGATAATATAAAAATAGTTAGATTACAAAGTGGTGAAGATATTATTGCTGATTATCGTGAAAATGAAGGCGATGGTACGGTACTATTAACAAACCCTATGTACCTATTATTTAAAAGACTACCGACAGGAAAAGCGGTTATGTTGATAACTCCTTGGTTGCCAATGGAGCTGGTTGAAAATGTTTCTGCTAAACTTTATGCACAAGATATTTTATCCGTTTTTCAGCCAAAAGAAAAAATCATCGGTCATTACAATAACACACTTATAGATATACAGAATGATATGGATGCCTATGAAGGAGAAATGAGTGTTAGCTCTGATGATGAAGAAGGCGATTACGAAGAAGATCAAGAAGAACTGGAAGAATTACAGGACCTTAGGAAGTACCTACATTAACTTATCTGAAACATCAACACCGCCATAGTATCACATGTCAAGCCCTTAATGTGGCAATGATGGTGTTAATGTCCTAAAAAGCTTGCTTTATTCCTATTTTATGTTACAATGACTTCATGTTAGAATTTAATGATGAAAATTTAAAAGTGGTATCTGAGTTGATTCGCAAGAATCTTACACCAGATTTAATTGCTAAGAAGTGGCGAGAACGCAACTCTCGCAATCCAACCTTTGGTCATTGCCATACCGCAGCCGGTTGTTTGTATAAAATTTTTGGTCCCAAGGCAATGCACATGCACCGAGGTTTTGATGGTCAAATCTATCACTGGTGGGTAGTTGACAAGAACGGTAACATCATTGACCTAACATCCGAACAATACACAAGTATTGGTAAAATACCACCTTATGAACAAGGTGAGAAATCAGGTATGTTGGGTTTTGGTTATAAGACAAGAGTTTTAGTATTATTAGATAAAGTAACAAGTGAATTAAATATT